GGGTGCTTTATCTCGGTGGGTACTCTGGAACAAAAAGACTCTCAAAGCTTCTTTGTCCGATTTCAAACGAAGATTTCATCTATAAAAACGAATCTTCGCTACAATAATTTAATAAAGTAAAAATGTCAGACTTTCAGACTTGTAGTTGCGGTCTCAAAGTCAAGGCAGGTGATATGTTTACACATACAACTAGTCGTCGGCATCAAGAAGCTATTGCTGAAAAAACTAAGAAAGAAAAGGCTGTTAAATATGATTCTTCATCTAACGATAAAGTTCCAAAGAAAGAAAGGTATTCCACAGTTAATGGTAGACTTGTTTGGACAAGAGTTTAAAAATGGATTTTTTTCTTATATGACTTAAGCTGCAAAGATAAAAAATGTCCCGCAATCAAATGAGAGATATGTGGGCTATGATTGGAGGAAGGTCTTTGCCACCTATCAGTGAAAGTGATAAAAAGATGGTGCAGGATATCAAAATGACCTGGTTGCTTTCTAAACCAGCACCAAAGTTCCCGGTTGGGACAACGGTCTGGGTGAATGATGACAGGCGACCATATTCTGGAGAGGTAGAAGAAGTTACGTATTGGGGAGGAGTTCTTGAATACGTGATTTGTAAACCATCTTCAGTGTGGACTCGCATTGAAAGAGAGCGAGACCTCAGAGCTATTTAATCCGTGAAAATGGATTTTTACTTATTAAAATAGTATCCGTAACACCATGGCAGATCTACAGTCTTGTACATGTGGGCTTCTCGTGAAGAAGGGCGACATGCCCACACACCGAGGTAGCAAACGCTGTGAGCTAGCAAAAGAATCAAAGAGAAAGAAGGACCAAGAGATGTGGGAAGCTGGGCGTGAAGATCGTTTCAACAAACTTTCCCCGCAAGCAAAAAGAAAATACATCGAAGATGAAAACAGAGCTATGATTGAGTGGGAATATGAGAACACGTGAAAACGGATTTTTTTCTTATAGAAAAACAGTTATTGGGATTCTTAGGAAAGCCCGTGGAAATGCTTAATTGAGATAAGGATATACAACTACTTTGAATTTATTCACTGTACTTGTGTAGAGATAAGGCAATTAAAAAAAGACACGGACTTTCTGATAGAATTCAGGAGTTGATACCCGTTGCAAAGGTATTAACAGACGGACGAACATATAAGTTCTAGATGCGTGGAGAACATTTAGAATTTATAGTGAAACGACAATGTTGTGCGAGGAGGTGCACACATTCTTAAGAATTGATGGATTCTTAAGAGGGAACAAGGTTAGATAAAAAGGGAGTCTTCGAAAGAAGATGAACATAATAAAGGTAGAAACTAAACAGGAGTCATATAGTTGACTATGGATTATACGCGGTGTGGGAGCGTAGGAGGGGGAGATGAGAAATACGCAGAGTAGACATACGAAGTGAAAAGAGTACAGGAGATTGAGTATCGTCAATCACAATTAATAGCGAAGGGTAGGGCTATTAGTCAAAAAAAGTAAATACGTGAAAGTCGGAAGGGAGTAATCCTGTGTATAGGAAAAGATAGTGTTGAAAAACACTTAGCTATATGGTTTATAATTTTTGCTTTTCCCGTTGATCAAGAAAAGGAAAACGGATAGTGTTTTTTGTAATGGTTTCAAAGTAAAAAATGAGTTCTCGATCTGTTAATCCTGTAATGAAAGTTCTTCTAGAAGTAAAAAATGATGGAACTGGAACATTTTGGTGTCCACCAAGTGCTTATCAAGATTTGGGTTATGTTCTTCCAGGAACTGTCAGACCTTCAGAAAGTAAAGCAGTAGAAGCTGAACTTCGTCCTAAACACAAAGACGAAGAGCGAGGAAGACATCTGTTTACTGGCCATATGCATAAGTGGAGTCGTTAAGAAACGGATTAAGAAATAGATAAACTCTTTTTTTACAAAGATGGATATGTATACGGCATGTATGAACTACATTGTAGCTCGTCAACTCCAAGTCGAAGTCATTGATTATAGTGAAAAAGTTAATTTGGATGAATATCTCTTGAGCAATCTAGAGGCTTCAGGAAAACTTATTCAATCTATGATTCTTGAATATCAAACTACTCCAGCAAGAAGAGCACAACTAGATAAGGAACTAGATTCAGCTGTATTAGGTTGGGTGGAAACATGGAATGCTATACATAGTTGAAAAAACGGATTATAAATATGTAATCTTTTTACTATCAAAAGAATGGACGATCTTCGTAGAATTGCCCAACAGTATAGCACTCTTGCTTTGCAGATTGATGCCAAAAACAAGAGTATCTACAATGACAGAGAACAGAGAAAGATTCTAGAACTACAAATTGTTGACATAATGAAAACACCAGAGTTTGCTACAGTTCGCAACTTTCAGCATGGAGGATCTATCTTTAAAATTGATCCTCCAGGAACTTGGAAAGGTTCATGGCATCTATCAAAACACAATCTTAAAACAGATATTGTTTCTTATTGGAATTCAGGGCAACCTGTAACTGCCGACGATTGTTTCAAATATATTGTGACACAGCAAGATCGTAGAGATGGGAATACAGACTGGAGAGTCAATTGGACTAATCCATCTGGACATTAGATAATAAGAAACGGATCCATTTACATCCTTCGGGATTTTTTTACACATGGAATATAATCCGTATAACGCAAAAAATGTTCTGTTTACTCAAGAAGATGTACACACCATCTTGAGTAACCATAAATGTTCTTATCGTATCAAAGATATTGGTCTCTTTCAAATGGCAATGGTTCATTCTTCATATGTTAGGAGAACAGAATATACAACACCTACAGGAGAAAAAGCTTCTTTATGTGAAAAACCTTCCGATTGTCTTGAATTATTTGATCAATCTTATGAACGTCTAGAACATCTTGGTGATTCAGTTTTAGGCGTTGTAGTATCAACTTATTTATCTAAACGTTTTCCAGTACAGCAAGAAGGATTTCTAACTACTTTGCGGAAAGAAATTGTATGTAATGCTATGTTGGGAATTTTGACTCAGAAAATAGGATTGAATAAGTTCTACATTATTTCTCGTCATAATGAAGATTCATGTGCTGGTCGACAAAACGCAAAAAAACTAGGTGATATTTTGGAAGCTTTTGTTGGTGCTTTGTGGACCGATTCAGGATATTCATTTGAAACTGTGTATTCGTTTATTATATGTCTTATTGAACGTTATATTGATATTCCAAAAATACTTTTGAATGATACTAACTTCAAAGATCAATTACAAAAAGTCTTTCAAGCCACATATAAATGGACACCAACATATAAAATGATTTCTGCAGATAATGGGTATACAATGGCTGTACTAGATCAAAGAGGAAAAACTCTTGGATCTGGGACTGCACCAACAAAGAAACAAGCTGAACAAATAGCAGCATCTGAAGCTTTAAAAAAGATTAGAAAATAAACGTTTACAAGCTATATCAAATTTAACATAATGATACCCTCATCTTTATATTTTTTCATTATTGGGTTTTTAAGTTATTATTCAACTTTAATTGAAAATATTTTACTATTAATATTAAAACAGTTTGGATTACATCGATATAATATTATGTATGATAAAGATATTTTAAGACCACTTTTGAAAAAAATTGAAACGGAATGTATGTCATTAGATACAACTCTTTTTAAAGGAAATCGGAAAACACTTTCCGGATGGTTTTTTAATACTAATATTATTGGACTTTTAACCTATAATGGAGTATATGAACCTGCAATAACAATTTCTTTTGTATCTTCAGAATCATATTTTAATTATTTAATGGAATCTCCTGAAGAAAAATTTTGTTCACTTAATGAAACTAATTCAAAAAAGATACAAAGTAAAATATCTGTGTTTTCTAGATGTGGAGATTGGAAATCAATCAGATATTCTAGATTTTTTCTAAACGTAACATCTATACAACCTGTTTTAGATCAAGAATTGATTGTTAGAGATATTGTAAATTTTTATACTAATAATCAACAGTGTAAAGTATTTATTGAAGGGCCACCATGTAGCGGCAAAAGTTCAATTGGTTATCTTGTTGCTAAAGAAATCAATGGCTCATTTTGTAATACATTTAATCCAACAGAACCTGGAGATACACTTTCAAATTTGATATCTATGGTTCAAGATTTATTACAGGATAATGATACTCCACTCGTTTTATTGATTGATGAAGTAGATACATTACTTAAAAAAATTCATAACAATCAAATAAAATTAAATGATAAGATATCTACTTTAGTTACTGATAAACCATCATGGTCAAAATTTGTGGATAATTTAAAATTTTCTAAGAATCTAATTTTGATTTTTACAAGCAATACATCAAAAGAAGATATCGATAAGTTAGATCATTCATATATTCGCAAAGGAAGAATTGATTTATATCGTAAAATGGTAAAGTCGGTATACACAGAAGATGGAAAGTTTATTGGTGACCCATTTTAGGAATACGACGAGAAAGTAGTTCTTTTTGCTTTCCAGTAATTGACATATCATCGCCTTCAGAAACACCTTCAATGGCTCTCAAGGCTTCGGCTACTCTTTGAGGTTGATCAGAAAATTGAAGCAGCAATTGAGTTCGAATCTGATCACGACGTAGAGGAGGCTTAGAGGTCCTAGTAGATCTAGAGATTGTTCCCATTCCTGAACCTTCCAAATTAAAATTATCTACTTGGTTTGATCTCATAAAATCAAGAATTTCTTGAGACAATCTGTTTTTTTCATCACGAATTGCTTTTTGACGTACAGCCAATGAGCGATTTTCATCATCTAAACGTACCCATGAACGAATTACATCTTTGATCGTTTCTGGGTTCGCCATTTACCTTTATGACTCCGCATCTTCGAAAGTCCTTTACCGGTTAACTTTTCACTTGCTTTACGTCTCAATTTTTCAAATGTTCCTTCTTCTTCACCTCTCATAATTCGTTGGGATGTTGATACAGGTGATGGAGCTACATCTTTACCTAATGAAGCTAAACCTTGAGTTGTTTTATTTTTCGCAGTCTTTACAAATTCAGATTCATGTAAGTCTTTAATTCCTTGCTGAGCACGTTGTTTCAGTTCAGAAGCTTTTTGTTTTAGTGTCTCCATAGTTTCAGATCGTTTTTCTGGATTATTCAAATTAGTGTACAACTCTGATCCATACGATTTAGCTTGTTCAAAATGTTTTCCTGCTTCACCTTTTAACCATTCTGCGTCTTTTTCAGGATCACCTTCATAAAATGGATCTACTGTCATCCACGTAATTAACCATCCTAACCACGCAAAAATTCCAGATTCATTTAATTGATCAATAATTTTTAACCGAGTTTTTCCGTATTTACCTACGAGTCCATCACCTGAATCAGCAGCATTTTCTAGGGCCATTCCAGCAAATGGAATTAAAGCTAAAGATTGTTTGAATGCTTCACCAAAATGATGACGTGTTGTAAAAATAATCATATTAAAGAAAATGAACATTGTAGAAATCATGTATCCCACAACAATACCTACAGTTGATGCTTCTGGAATCGGAGCAAATCCCATAATCATAGGAGTATATTGTTGAGCCATCTTTGCTGCATTTTTATTCATTTGAGCAACAACATCTACAGCTAAAGCTAAACTATCTCCATATACAGGAATGAATTCCAAAGTTTGTAAAGGATACATGAATGGACTAATCATATTAATAGGATCTTTCATAAACTGAGGTGTCAGAGCAAACCAAAATTTTAGCCATCTATCTACGATCTTATCATACGCTGATCCAGATGTATCTGTGTGTGTCTCTTCAGTAGTTGCTGTGAACCCAGGATGAGATTCACCTTCAGGTTCAGTTACAGGTGGAAGATCTAATACAGGATTTCTACCACCGGTCTGCTTAAAAAATGTCCATACAGTTTTAGCATCTGCTGGACGAAAAAATGGTTTTCCTTCAGATAAAAGAACATTGCGTCTTAATTCAGATGAAGAATCAAATCTGTTTTCAGATAAAAATTTAAATAAACCAAGATTACGAGCACCTTTATGAGCTACGTCTTTGTTACGTAAAAGTCGTACTAAAATTTTATACATTCTTTTTTCATATGGGGTATCTGGAGGATCGTCATAGATCCACTTCATTGTTTTTATCACAGAATTATAAATGTCAGTAAAGAATGACGACGATCCTTTAGTTAAAGTCGAATGGTCAACTCAACTCGAAGACATTTTAGCTCAGGAAGGTGAAAGGTGTAGAGGTCTCGCATGGTTACATACACGTGCTGAGGCAAAGCTATCCAATTATCATACATATATCCAAGTTCCTGTAATTGTTCTGTCTACATTAGCAGGAACAGCATCTGTGGGCTCGTCCACGTTATTTGGACCTGGGAATGCACAAACTTCAGGAATTGCAGTTGGATTAGTATCAATTGGTGTAGGAATTTTAAATACTTTAGGAGGATTCTTTGCTTTTTCTAAACGATCTGAATCTCATCGAATTGCTCATTTAAACTATTCTAAATTATCATCTAAAATTTCAATCGAATTATCATTACCTCGAGATGAACGTACATCTGCAGAAGTATTATTAGGACATATTCGTGAAACTATGGAACGTATGGCTGAAACTACTCCTAACTGCCCCCAAGAAATTATCGCATTATTTAATGAAAAATTTAAAGATGTTGGAGATATCGCATTACCAGTTGAAGTAAACGGCTTACATAAAATTGAAGTTTATCGAGCACAAACTCATATTGAAACACCTGTTATTAAAATTACTGAACCTGAACCAAGATTTATTATTAAAGTTAATGGTACCCAATCAAGTTAAAACTTCCATTTCTTATCACAATCCAAACAAGTTACAAATGTAGTCATAGGTTCATCTGCTGAACGTGTTTGTAGCTGATAATACTCACAACCTGTCTTCTTTTTACAACGAGAACAGAACATCAGGATAGAAGCTGTCATTGACTTAGAATACAACTTCTTATCCTTCTCTGCTGTCTTTTCATAAGTATCAAGCCAACGCTGAGGACATACATCTTGTGCTGACATACGCACAAATGTTCGGATATCAAACCCTTCAACTAGACGATCTTTCCATAAATCAATATTTCGATAAATAGTTACAGCTTTACTGCGATACGTATTCCAGAAAACACGATTATTCCAATCTACATCAATTCCATTCATTTTAGAATAATCAACAACAGCTTTCAAAATTTCTTCTTCTATCGGAATATCAATAACTTCTTTAAAATTGGCAATAACTTTTTCACGCAAAGGATGGTCAACAAATACATTTTTAGTTTGAACAATTACAGGATTTACAGTTCGATGAACAACTTCTTCAACTGATTCTTCATCATCTTCTTGTTCTTCTACATCATCTTGTTCTTCAAACTGCCACATAGAATAAAGAGTTTCATATTCATCAGTTTTAATATTCAAATATTCAGAAGCATCTTTTTCATAATCATCTTGATCTTTACCAACAGCAAGAATAACTATAGTGCCAGTATACGTTTCATCTTCAAATGGTGAAGGAAGAATATGTGGATTCACATCTTCATCATCATCTGTTGGACAAGCAAATACTGATAACCATCTTTCTGGATTTCCAGGATCTTGAATTTTTCCTTGAAATTGCATTCCAGGTTTCTTGAACTTCTTTCTCAACCAAGAAAGAACATCAGGAGTTTTAATAGGAACAGACAATTCTTTTAGGACACCTGTAGATTCAACTGCAATTCCAGAAACCATTACTTAATTTTGTTAGAACTAACTAAGTTCCGTTTTCCATTTTCGAAAACGGATTGACCGAAAAATATGGTTATGAATAGTACAAAAATGTACACTCCTAATTTCGATAACTATGAAGGCTTCATGGATTATGAAACGTACAAAAAATGGGTAACTGGATTTTATAAATCTGGTCATTCATGGAATTCTTTCATTGATTGGAAGTATGCTACCGATTCCTATTATGGAAACAAACCTTCTCGTCGATCATGGGAAAATCATATCGAGAATGGAGGATCACATTGGACTCTATTCAGTAATGATGGATGGCAGATGGCTCCAGCATCTACTAAAATGTGGAAAAACAGACTTCAAACTAAAGTCAGAAGAATGATTCGTCGTGATGAATTTGAGATGAAACTTCATAAAGCAGATATTGAAGAAAGTGATTCTGAATCTACGGAAACTCCTGAAGAAGAGTACTGGAAGAAGTCTGATTAAGATGATCTAAATTCCGGTTCTACAGACGAAACACTCTTTTTTCCTGTTGTATTTTTAACCCAATCATAAACTCTAGGTAACCAATTTACTCTGGGAAACATGTATCTCCATCCATATAAAACTAGACCTGTGAAAAAAACAAAGAAGAATCCTTCTAAATAAGCATCCCAATTATCATTAAAATGTTTTGCTGCTTTACCTAATGTACTTGGTTGTTTGGCCGCTTCTTTGGCTGCCGTAGTTTTCAGATCAACTTTAGAAATTTCAAGTTTCTTATTCTTTTGAGGTTTTAAAGGTTTCATGACCAAATATGTTTTGTTATCATGAGGTAAGAATCCAGTATCAGCACCATCATTATAAAAAAGTTCACGATTTCCTAGAGGTTGGATAGAACGAGATCCTGCTTGAACTTTATTGACCAACAAAGCAAAATCGGTCTGATCAATGTTTATAGATGACTTAAAAACAATAGTT